TAAAGCAAAGTCGGTTTAGGCACGTAGCTTTGGAATGTTTGGTTTAAATGGTAACCCACTTGTAAATCAGTACCCGTAAATTTGTTAAACATTAAATTTTCAAATGGAACTTCTACTGAATATTCCGCGCCGTCATAATCGTAACTTGAATTCGTGTTTCCGTAGTCTCTAAAGAATAAACTTTTAAAATTCTTATTCATAAAACTTTCGCTTTCTTGATATTGAAACGAAATCTTTTTATATAACTTTATTCTTTCTACGTCTATTGAATCAATATCGGTATATTCTGTAATATCTACAATCGCGCCTGTATTATACCACTCATCCAACGGTTGCAAAGTAAAATTATCTACTGACGTTCCGAAACAAGTTAGGTTAAATTCTCTTATTATTCCTGACAGGAAATCTCCTACTTTAATTTCTGGTGCCAACGTCGCTAAATCTACATTACCCGAAAATGTTTGCGTGCTTGCCGTTGTATTATATGTTTGGGTTTGTTCAATAACGTTTCCGCTGCCATCAATATAAAAATACGTTTGTACATATCTAAACCTACAATTAAAACTAATATTTTCATTTGAACGAACTTTAATTGTGAAAACTGAATTTAATCCGGGTACGTTTTGTAATTGCGCTACTGAAATGGTTTTGGTTGCTGTTCCTACCCCTGTTTGAGTTGCGTAAAAAGTGCCGTTTTGGTAAACGTCTATAAAATAACCCGCCGAAGCTGAAGAAACGCTACTCATTATTACAATTATATTGTGTTCTAAAGCGTATGGTATAAGAGTACCGGGCGTTATTATATCATCAATATATGAAACTGTTAACGTGTCATTTGCAATATTAAAATAATTACCCCCTCCAGCTGAAAATGTTAAAATATCTACGTTTAATGGTGCTGTAATATATGTTTTTTCTAATACGTTTTTTAACAATAAAAAGCATTTTGTAAATCTTAAATCAGTTAACCACGACCCCGCAAATGTAACTCCGTATTTTGTTGCAATTGCGCTTAAAACTTTTTCGACTTTAATAGCTGGAAATAACTCATTGTAAAAAATAGGGTGTGCATTTTGTGTTATGTCGTAAGTTCCAACCCCACTAATTTGCCATAAATTCTTCCAACTAATCAAAGGGTAACGAACATCGTAGTCTACTGCATCGTCTGTTATTCTATTGTAAACTTCGGTTGCTGTATATTCGTGCGAATAATCGTTTAACTCTTTTATGTCGCTTAATTTATCTTCTCCAAATTTATCTTTTAAACTTAACAAATCGCCGTAAAATGTTATTTGGTAACTATCTGCTATTCCTTTTTTTACGTTGGATTTTTCCAAACTTATTTTACCCGTTCTAAACGGTGTTAAATCAATTTCAATATACGCTTTTCTTTTTATGCTATGATCTACGCTTGCGTCTACGTCTGATTCGTAAAAGTGTTGAAATATAGAATTATTAATAGGGCTTGCAGGAACGCTAAAACTCAAGCTAACGTCTGTAAAAACTTTTGAAATATCTGCAATGTTTTGAATAGTTGAAGTAACTTCTATTGTTTCGTCGTTAAATAATTCTAACTCTTTAAAATTACCACTATCAAAAATCGGTTCTATAAATATTTGTACTTTGCGTTCCATTAAACAACTGAATTAATTACATCAAATGCGAATTCAAACTCTAAAGAATAGTTAATCATTTTAGTATTTATGTTTTTAAATAACTCGGTGCTTTTAGAATTCAACTTAGCTGGGTAATTGTTAATAATTATTTTTTCGCTTAACATTATTTGCCGTAATAATTCTTTGTAATCTTCAGTAACCCAATCCGTATTTACTTTAATAGACTTTTTTCCGTTGTTGTTAAATACTTGCCTTTGTCCTTGAATAGTATTATAATTCGTGTTTGTTTGCATTAAATTATATTCCTGACTATCTACCGTTAACGTGTCGTTACTCGCAGCGTAAAAATAAGTCCTTTGCCAGCATCCGTATTTATTTACGAAATCACAAAGTACTGGATCGTATTTACAATTTTGATTTGGAATAAAAGTCGCGCTCCAAATAACCGCGTCTCCCGTGTTTAAAATTTCTAAAACATTACCACTACTAAAATTGTTTTGATATACTTTTAAAACGTCTATTAACGCGTTGTTGGTTAGTGCTTGCGTAAACTCGACTGCGGTAACTAAGTTTCTGTAACGTGCTTTGTAACTTGTTCCCGTTTTAACCATAATAAAACCTGGTCGCCTACTTGCAAAAACTGACGGCGCCAAACCATCGTACAAATAATTAAACGTGCCTTCGTCGTGTAAAATATCGTAATTTAAAGTTGGATTAAAACCTTCCTCGTAATATCCGAATCCGTTGTAACCTAAATAATCGGTTGTGTCTAATAAAGTGTAAGTTCCTGAAACTAATTTATAGCGTTTAACTTTTACGTTTACGTATTGCGTTGTTTGGCTTGCCGTCCATGCGTTGTACGGTTGTTGCCTTGTATTGAATGTAATATATTCTCTAATATACGGGCTTATGTTATATTCCGTTTTAATATTGTTTGTCGCTGAAATTAATTTACTTAACGTATATTGTGGGCTTGCCGGTGCGCTTCCTGTACCGTTCCATAAAAACAATTCAATTTTACTACCAGTGTTTAATATTTCGGCTACTGAAATAATATGTGGGCTTCGTGCGAAAATACTCATTTTATATTTTTTAAATTCGTGTCTAATATTTGGTTTAAAAGTTGTTCGGCATCTAATCCGTATTTATCTATTAAAACGTCTGGCAAAGTTTTGAATGCTTTTTCAAATGGCTTAGTAAAAAATAAACTTGGTTTAATACCTTTATAAAAAATACTTCGCGCAATTGCAAATTGAATTCCTTTTCTACTCTGAAACTTCCCCGTTTTACTTCGTGGTGCAATTCCTTTTCTAACTATCCATTTATCCAATTTACTTGGTGGCGGCGTTTCTGTTGTATAAGAATAAGGCGTGTTAAATTTTCTTTTAGTTCCTGAAACTCCTTTGTCTTGAAAATTACCATAAGGTAACATATCAAAATAAATACCTATTGAATTAGGCATCTGTTTTACTTCACCTTGAATTGAATTAGAAAGTTTTCCGCTTGCGTCTTTTCCTTGACTGCGTAAATTTGCCTTCGCTTCATTTATTACTAAGTCCCTGAATTTCTGTAAAGCTTTTAATGTTTCACTCATTAACAAATTGTCATATTGTTTGCAACTAAAATATCGAAAGTCATTGTCCAACCAGCTAAATAGTTTTCAAATCGTTCTGCAAATGGTTCGCACGTTGGGTTACCATCCACCACAAAATTATTTGAGTACAAATCGCCACGTCTTAACATTTCGTATAGTCTGTTTAAAATTGCTAATTGGGTATTTAAAACATCTTGTTCGTTGTCGTTACCAATAAATATTTCTGTTACTTCGTCTTTTGATATATCGACAATATCCATAGCCAATAAACTAATATTAAAACGAATTACATTAGATTCAAAAACCGCCGAATTTACCATAATATGACAAAGCGGAAATATTGTTTGCTTGCCTAAGTCGACTTGAAAAATATCTCCCGTTGTAACCGTGTTTACTATCGCGTCATTATCCAAATGGTTTTTTAACGTGTCAATTATTGTGTAAAAGTTACCCATGTTTTATTCTTTTGTTTAATTCGCGTTGTTCAATTTCGTTTTTTTGTCGTTCATAAGTAAGAAAGGTAAGACACTTGCGAAGTCCAAGCCTTGTAACTTCATCAAATTTGGTAACATCTCCTTGAGCGACTGCATAGATTGAGTTATACCAACCCCAGTGCTTTCCAAACTGCGTTCGTTCGCTGTAATCATTAGTTTCGGATTCTTCGTTATTTCCATCTCCAAATAAGAAAGCGAATTGTTTACTAAGTCGTTTCCTAAATTCCAAAAAAAAACACTCGCTGCCATTACTACGTCTAAAGGTGCGAACTTCATTAACTCGCTGAATTCATTTGTGCCAGTGTATTGTGTTATTTCGTATTTATCTTTTATTCGTGTTTTGATAGGTCTGTACATTACGGCCATTGCTTTGTGGAAATTGTCAACGCTGGTTATATTGCTTTCTAAATCAATATATTCTCCAAATGTTATTTCGTCTAAATTTGGAATGAATCCAAACTCCATATTTTGAATTTTAAACGTACTTTGAAATTTTGGTTTTTCTTGAAACAATTTATTAAAATGTAACGCTAAATCTTTTACATCGCTCCATTTAATTTTAATCACCTCTTTTAAATTTAATCCGCAAAATATTTCGATTGTTTTTTCGGCAATAAATTCTTGATCGTTGGAATTGTTAATTACCTTCATAAATTTTTGGTAATTCTGTAAAGGTATTTCAGCAAGTTTTGTAGGTACGTAGATTTCCGTTTTCATATTGTTATAACTATTTTTTAAGGTTATTGTAGTAAGTAAGCGCAATATTGTACGCTTCGTTTAACATTGTTATGTGCATCCGTATTTTCATAGGGTCGTCAAATATTATTTTAACCTTTTTACCAGTTTTATCTTCTATAAATTGCTCAACTGTGCGCACCATTACCGGTAGTTCGTCTGTCATTAGTGTAAATTATCTAATAAAATATTTGCCGTAATTTGAATTTAACCCTAACGTTTCCATTTCGTGGTAACGTAGCGCATCAATACCATGATCTTGTTTGCCCTGCGGTTTGTTTAATTGCTTTCCTGTTTTATCTTGATCCCAACAATACGCGCGTAATTCTTTAATTAAATTAGTGCTGTTTGACGTTACTAAATAGTTTTGTTGTTGCATTATATCAATACCGTAATTAATTGAATCCTTGCCCTTTGTAACGCCTTTAATCGTTATTCCGTAACGTCTTATTTCATCAATAGATTTTGGTTCGCTTGAATCAGCGTAAACAACTACGTTTTTAGGTAACTCCTTTGCTATGTCGCTGTTTAACATTCCTGTTTGGTATTTCAGTTCGTTAATTATTCGTTGCCCGTTGTAATTGTATATTTCTATTATTGCCGTTGGATCGTTT